GGGTCATCACGGCGGCGTCCGGCACGTCCTGCGCCATGACGCCCATCTGCACGGGGCCGCCCCACACATAGCGGTAGGTATAGATCGGCGTGCCTTCGTCCGTCTGACCCACACGGCGAATATCCGTCTTCAGGCGGCGGTCAGAAAACAGCGCGCCAAACCCGCCCGCCTGCCCCGCAGCGCCAAGCACAGACCCGAACAACCCGCCCATGCCGCCCATCTTGCTCTGGTAGTTTGCAAGGTCGGCCTGATACTTCTGGTTCACCAGCCCGGTGTAGTCTACGCCCGCGACCGACGCTTGCGGCATGGCCCCGGACATTTGCGCGGGGTTCGACACCTGCGACCCGGCAAGCAGGGCTGTGATCTCGTTGATGGGCTGGTTGCGCGTGGCCATGGCTTCGCTGAACGCCTGCCCCCGTCCGGTCAGGGCAAGCTGGTTCATCTGATCGGTGTTTGCGTTGGTCATGCGGGACATTTCCGCATTCCATGCCGCCGACCCTTCGCGGATGCCCTTGTTTGCCAGCGTGGACCGCAGCGTGTCCTCGGCCTGCATCTGGTTTTGTCGAATGCGCGGGGACGCCAGATCAAACGCCCATTTTTCGGCGTCCGAATTGTTGAACTCGAACGGCTTGTTCAGGTAATCCTTCAGGAACGCCGATTGATCATTGGCAATCCCGGCGAGGTTGCCCTCCGCCGCTTGGCTTTGGTTGAAAATCGCCTGCTGTTCCGGGGAAAGCGTCGTCGTCTGCGTGAACTTGGGGACGGTGATCGTCTTGCCCTGACTGTCCACAAACGTATTGTTGCCGGTCACCTCGGTATTGACCGTGCCCCACGGGTTGACCTGAGTGCCGGAGTTCAGGAACTGCTGCGTGATCGCAGTGTCCATGTTCATGCCGCCTTGCGCGGCGGCTGTCTTGTATGGATCGGGGGCGGCAGGCGGTTTCTTGCCCATGAAATACCTCACTGAATGAGGTCATTCGGACAGGCCGCAGCAAACGTCATGACTGTGGGCAGTCTAAGCCACGGAAGGGCTTAGGTCAAGACCAGCGGCTTGCGCGCCAATCGTCATCGGTCAGAGTAAACAGCCACTCAGCTTCATCGCGCCCCCGCAGCCTCGGGATCAACGTGCCTTGGAACCCGAACCGCTGCGCAATCGCCACCATGCCTGCATTCCGCTCCGACACTCGCAGCGCCACAAGCTGCGCCCCGATCATGTCAAACGCCATGTGGAACATCGCCCGCACAACGGTCTTGGTCAGCCATCGCCTATCCGTGCTGGCGCTGGTCAACTCGATCACGCCGCTATCGGGCTGCCAGTTATGGTAAAGCGTCCCGGCAACCAACCCCCCGTTATGGAAAACAGCCATGCTGCAATATCTCTCAACCTGGTCTGGCATACCAAAGCACAGGTGGGATACGAACGATCCAGTTGCAGCGTTCAGTTCTGGCAGGTGAGTTTCGCTTGCATAAACTGGATTCATGATGCGCGCCCAAACTCGCCATGAAGTTCAGCGACCTTTTGCGCCCTAGCTGTGGCTGCATCTTCTGCGCTACTAAACGACTTTGTCCAAACATTCTTGCCGTTTAGCATGATTTGCGCTTGCCATTTGGCATCTCTTTTGTGCCAAGAGACCCCCTTAAAGCCTGACTTATTGTCTCGATGTGCCGCTTGGTTTTGGGCGTTCTGCGATTTACTGGCCACCCTCAAATTGCCACGCCGGTTGTTAAGTCCGTCACCGTCACGGTGGTCAACGCAAAGGTCGTTTGGCTCCGCCATTATGACCCGATGAAGCAAGACCATTCGCGCCTGCTGCCCGGTGTAGTCTGCGCGCTTTGCATACACAGTTTTTCTATCCAACTTGGCGCACCAGTTGAACCCTTCAACCAAGGGCACGTCAGCCGCGTCAATCACCGCGACATATCCCTTGGTCAGCGTGACGTAGGCCAGTTGACCGTCAACCCGGATCGGGCGTATATGTTTCTTAGACATTGGCAGTCCTCGCTGCTGATGTGGGCGGGTCGAGCCTGCAAGCTCCCCGCCCAAACTTTAGCACAAAGCACCGACAACGCAAGTTAGGTTCCTGCTTCACCAATGTCAAAGAGGACATCCACCCTGACAAGTTCTGCATCAACCGGCGACACCGCACCCGAAGTCACCTGGACGCCAATGCTGATGTCGTGCCCATATGCCCCGACAGGAACCCAGTCCCCCGTGACGATGGCAGTGCGGCTTGCGCCCCATAGCGCTTCGCCCCACAGCCCCACGCTCCATTCAGACCCCGTTGGCGGGGTGCCAAGGCTGGGCGGCGGCGGCAGGGCTACAATGTAATTCGACTGTCCAGACAGGCTCGGGTTGGCCTCAAACGCGGACCGAATGATCGCCCGCGCCATCTTCGCAATCTTGAGACTGCCCGGCTGGCCAAGGTCTTCGAACAGCGGCACGATTTGCCCCGTAGAGGGCGCACCTTCATCTGTGCCGCTAACCATTGCGTGCCGAACCGTTCCATTCGCGCTCCCGAAATACATGGCCCCCATGAACAGGCCCAATGACCGCACATCCCAGTTATTGAACACGCACCATTTGCCGGTGTTGACGTTCACCACGAACAGGATCGGAACTTGCCCCACAATCGGCGGCGGGCTGATCATCGCCATCTGCTGATCGGGCCAGACCTCCACGCGCCAATCCGTCTGCCCGCGCGTCTGCACCGCATCGGCCCAATCGTCCTCAATAGGATAACTGACCGCGTTCTGGCCCAAGGCCGCATAGTCCAGCCGGGACGCCGCCGCTAGGCTCACAAAGCCAACCGTGGTTGCGATGACAATATCTCCCCCGGCGCGCATGAACGCCTTGTCGCCCATGGGGCGACCGATCCGGTAGGATGACACCTTGGCCCAGCTTGCATCGCCAGGGGACAGCCCCTGATAGGCCGCAACCTCGCCTTCGGTCGTGACAAACACGCATTGCTCCGACAGGCCACCCGAGCCTCCACTGTCCAGCGACCACGATTGCCCCCAGGTGAGCGTCCCGCCGCGCACGAACACCCCGCCAAGGGGGAGCAGAGTCAAGGCCCCGCCGATGCTGTCCACCGGCAGATACCAAACGTTCATGCTGTCTTTTTGCAGGAAGTAGAGGCGCTGTTTGTAAACCCACACATAGGACAAATCGGACGTGTCCAGACCACTGCCGAATGGCACCGTGATCGTGGTGGCCGCGAAGGTTGCCCCGTCATAAAGGAAAGCTGGGTCTGTGCCATTGACCCCGATCAGAAATTGACCGCCAGCCGTCGCAAACTGAACCACGTTCCAGTTGCCGCTGGTCTGGCCGGTCAGCACGTCAGGCCCAGCAAAGGTGTTCGGCGTGGCGACCGTGGTAATGTCCCGGATGCCGGTCGAGACTGCCGCGAACAGCTTCTGCACCGCACCGCTAATGTAGGTGAAGATCGACAGGACCGGATCATCAACCACGATGGACGCGCGGCGAATGATGCCCCGGCGCAGAACAACGCCGGTTGCAGTCGGGAAGAAATCACTCAGGACAGCGGCCCCTGGCGGCTGGTTCGGATCACGGGCCAACGCGAGGTTCCGGTTGGACACCTTGCCCCCGGTTGGGGCAGGGAAGCTGGCAAGCTGACTGCGGCGCGGCTTGCGCTTTTGCGTCGGGGTTCTCATTGCATTGCCGTCCCGGTATATGCAATCCGCGCCCCGCCGAAGATGCGGGTTGGGCTGCGGTAAACCCGTGCGCCACGGTCGCGCGTCTGCTCTTGCGACAGCGCCACTTCATAGGTCGCCAGCGCCTCGGAATACTCAAGCCCCTTCTGGGCCATCCACCGCCAGATAAGCCCCAAGGTCAGCAGCCGCTCGGGTAGCACGAACGTATCCGTGTCAGCCGTGAATGCCGTCTTGGGCACTGCGGCATCGGACAGCGCGTAAAGGTTGCTGATGTAGGGATACTGCGCATTGCCCACGGGCGCGGGGTAGAAGTTGAACTCGTTCCCGATGATGATCCATCCCCCAGGCGAGATGATCGCATAGCTGCCGGACTTGAATTGCAGCCACTGGTTTACCGTGTGGAACGGCTCATAGCCCCAGAACCATGACGCCGCGTCCTCGATCCCGCCCCCGAGCGTCATCCGGTCATAGTCGGACGGCATGGCATACACTTCCCCGCCGTCCGCTGTGATTGTGGCAATCTTGGTCAGCTGCCGCCAGTCGTGCGACTTGAGAATGTCGGTTGCCACCTCGTTCGCCAAGTCCGTCATTTCCACCGCAATCTGTGCCGTTGATGCAAACGCATTCGTGATGGACACGCCTGTCGTTCGCAGCGCAGCGGCTTTGATCGAGGTAAAAACGGTCATGTCAGGCCCCTGCCTCGTTCAGCATCCGCACCAGCGTTTCGCGGCTTGGATTGCCACGCGGACGCGCGCCGACCTTGGCTTCAATGGCGTCTTTCAACTCCACATCGGTCATGGCCTCATACCCGTCAGGCAGAACCTCGGCGTCGGCCTTGGCGTCCACCGGGATCGGGTTCTTCAGGGCCTCAAGTTCAGCCCGCAGCGCCGCCAGTTCCGCCGACACCGCACCGCCCGCCGCACGGTCTTCCATGTAGCGCCGCGCCATGTCCTTCAGGGCGTTCTGGTTCATGCCCAGCGCCTTCAGGTTGGTGCCTTCCATGGAGTGCAGGGCTTCGATGCTGTAGATTTTCAGCGCGCGGCACAGGGACAGCTGCGCCCCGGAAATGCCGTATTGCGCCAGCTTCTCAAGCGGGGTGCCGGATGCGTGTTGCGCGGCCCCTTGCTGGAACTCGGCATACTGCTTGGCGAACCGCTCGGCGTAGGTCACCACATGATGCCCGTCCATGCGATACATGGACAGCGCGGGCAGGACCGGCGCATAGTTCTTGTCGCCCGCGAACCGCAGTTCGACCACCTCAATCGTCTCCATGACGGCTTCGCCCTTGATCTCCGACTGCGGGACGTTTTCCAGCGTCTCAAAGCGAAAATATGGGGTGATCAGGTGTTCCAGTTCCGCGTCGGGCTGGTGGATGCGTTCAAATTGCATGGTGTTTCCTTGTCTGAGAAGGGAAGGGCGGGCCGCTAAGCCCGCCCCGTTGTCATCAGGCCGGAACGGCGTTGTGCGCGCCGCGCCGGACGGAGATGTAGTCACCGATGGCGACCGCTTTGTCGGGTTCGGTGAAGAACCCGCCAGCGCCGGTTGCAACGGTATAGGCCGGGTAGGTGATGGTCACCTGTGTGCCCGTGGCGGCGGTCGCTGCAATGTCAGCCGAAGCCTTCACCCAGAAATACTCGCCGCCGTCGCTGCCGATCTCCGAGTTGCCAAGGCGATAGGACGCCTCAGCGTTGGCAACGCCGCCGCTGGAAACGCCGAGATGGCTGTCCCAGAACGGCATTGCGGGGTAGACCGTATTCAGGGCCGGGCCGAGGTTCGGGGTAGTGCGAAAACCAGACATGTTCTGTTCTCCTTACGCGGTAACGACGCGGACCTGGAAGCGCGGGTTTTCGACCACAAGCTCC